TCAGCGCCACGAGAAGGAGCTGGATGATATTGTTACTTTTCCAAGGAGTTTCATGCACCACTTGGTCAAAAGCAGCAACAATAATACCGCCAATTACAAACCATTCAATGGCTTCCATGAGGATGTCCCATAGACTTTCTTTTACTCTAGCACCGTATTATTCTTCTTCAACGATTGATTTCCAGCGTTCTTAGCCTGTTTTCCAACTGTTTCACATTTTCTGTGAGAGCGCCTAAGTTTTCAGCAAGTCCTTCAATTTGCGTGGCAATTCTCACTTGTTGATTGCCAATAGAGATCATCATTCCACTGGAGGCCATGAGCATTCCTGCCGTCAAGGCCGAGGCCACCTGGGGGAAATAATTGTTCATCGAAGGAGAGGAAGTCATGGTGCCTCATATAGGACTATTCTATGCCATTGACATTTGAGGAAGAAGGTTTACTAGGCTAAATGAAAGATAAAACCAAACGCAATGAGAGAGGATCATGGGCCTAATCTTCTCCTTTATTCTTTAAGCGAACTAAGACCTTCTGAGGCACGACGTAAGTTTCGACAAAGCATTTTTGAAGACTATTTATTGCGAGGGCCTCATGGTCAAGCGGCTTGTGCTTATTGCGGAAAATGGCACGAAAGGCTAACGCTTGATCACATTGTTGCTAAGAGCAAAGGCGGGCCGCATTATGCAAGATGGAACAGCGTTCCCGCCTGTTTTTCTTGCAATTCTTCCAAGTCAAACCTTGGCTTGTTTGAATGGTGGCGTCCTCAACAATTTTGGAGCCAAGAGCGTGAAGAAGCTTTAATGACATGGGTGTATGTACAGAGTTTTGTCAGTGCCCACACGATTGAAGGACAAAGGGAGCAATGGATGGAAAAGAATAGTTTGGCTATTCCTGCTTATCAACCAGCAAAAGAAAAGGTGGTGGTGATGCCGCCTTTGTTATGCATGGCTATCTAGCAGGAAGAAACCATGGCTATCTAGCTAGCTAGCGGGAGGAAACATTGGCTCAGGAGCGCCTTGCCTTACGTTAGGCAATGGACAGAAACCGCCAGGGCATCCACTGGCCATGTAATCATCAGGATCATAATTTGCGCTTTCCTCCATCGCTCCCATGTCTGCAATGGTTTTCCGAAGTTGTTTTGTTTGATCTTCTTCAATTTTCACTAAATCAATGAGACGCTGAAGATACCACTGTGCTTTTTGAAGCGATTCGACGCCTCCTTTCGCTTCATAGCGCCAAACGTATTTTTGAATGTTGCCTTTCAGGAAGCCTTTGAAAGCCTCTGGGTTCATTGAAGCTTCAATGGCCTCAATGCATTCAATGGCTCCAGAAGCATAGTGCTGGGGAGAATTCACGGGATCGTGCATGGTCAAAATTGATAGTTGTTAGAAGCAAAAGCATCAAAAGCTTCAGGCGCCACTGATCGGCCAAGATCAAGAAGGCCATTGGCATAGGCCATGATTTCTCCTTGTGCACCATCTCCTTTGCGAAGACCAATTACATGAAACAAGGCTTGCAAAGAACACGTCCAGATGAAGCTCGTATAGAGCGCTGCAGGCAGGATCGCCCTGGCTTGCTCCTTGCTCACGCCAGTGAGAAGAAGCCCTTCATAGGCTTGTATGCAGCCCTGTACGGCGTCTGCGTATTGCATGAGAGCTAGGTTCTGTCTTCGCTCTGACAGGGGCTCTCCTGAGGCTTGCTTGTTGTTTTCGCTTTGCTTGTAAAACACAAGAGGCGTGTAAAATTCTGCATCTTGTGCTGAGCAATAACGAAAGCTCTTTTCATTCCAGCCCAATTGATCATCAACGTACGATGATGCAATTGTATGCTTCCACCATTGTCTGGCAACAAATAATGGAGCTTTCACTTCCCACTTAAACACCACGCCACGAAACGGGCTTGTATGTTTGTGTTTAGCAAGATAGTTCAAGAGCTTCCCATCTTTTTCCGTCCATTGCTCCGACTTACCATCAAAGCTTTGACGAGCATCATTAACAATGGAAAGGCTATTTCCCATTGAATCAATGAGAGCAAGGCGGCTTTTGCCATCGTTCAATGGATCGAGAATGGTGGATGTATCAGGGACGGTGAATGCATTAGTCATGGTTACATGCGCGCTGAAGGAGCATTTGATCGGCTAGTGCATAAGCCGCTTTGGGAAGCAAAGTGAAGTTCTTTGTTTCGAAAGTGATGGCTGGATTGATATTGTGATTAGCAAGAAGACCAGCGAGAGCAGCCATTGCAAACTCATCGCGAACAGTCAGTGGCGCATAATCAATTGTTTCCATTGTTTTGCCAAATCAAAGCAGAAATCGTCACCACAATCACCATCCATTGCCACATTGCAAGTTGCACTGGCACAAACCATGACACGCATAAAGACAGGCACCAAGCCTTAGCCCAGACAAAGAGTAGCCATGCGGCAATTTCACCAATGGCTTTCGCAAACTGATCCATGCTGTTGTCCGAAGAGGGTTCCATGCTAAAGCGTAGAGCTTGTTTATTTTACGGCTTTCCGCCCCATTTCGCAATCACCCTCCATCCCATTTCGGCTTTTTGCCATCGCCTGGTCTTGAGCGTTCTTAGCCTAGGGGCATGATACCAATGAAACCATGACATCCCCATTCAGCATTCCAGTGGAGATTGGCTACAATGGCCGCAGACAGATGGTAGTCATGGGACCATTCGAGCATTCCACCGAAAGAGAGTTCGCGCTTGCCGTAAACAAAAAAGCCATTCAAGAATGCACAAGCCTGGAGCAGTTAAAGCCTGCTGCGACCAATCTGCTTGAAGGATGGACATCCATGCAAACTGCTTTTCAAAGCATGATGCTAGAAAACATTCAACTCAGGCAGGCCCTTGCGAAGAAGGAAATTGATTTGCGAGCTGCTGATGAAATTTTGGACGAAGCAGCTAAAACTGTTGAGCGCCTGAGGAAGAAATGTGACCGGCAATCAAGGCCATCCATTTGGCGTCTCTTGCCATGGTAGAAGAAAGCAAAAAGATGGTCCAGCCGGAAGTGTAAGCAAGATTGTATTTCTTGCAGTCACGCTCATAGCCTGAGCCAGTAACATGCCTTCCTCTGCTATATACTCCCCCTTGAATTTCAATGCCAGTGCGTGATGCTGGATGAGCAAAATCCAAGCGATAACGCTTGCTGCGTTTGCTTTTAGAAAAACGCTCTTGAAAATCTACTTCCCAGGCTGGAATGTCAGAATACTCGCGTTCCAAGGGAATGCCAATAGTCTTTTCCCATTGCTTGAGAAATTGATCTTCAAGAGCGCTCAAGACTACACGGCAGCTAGATGCACCTTAGCACCTTGATTTTGATAGTGGCCCTCATATGGCTTTTCCACTTCTCCGCAACGAAAAAACATCACTTGAGCAATGCCTTCATCGGCGTAAAGCCTGATAGGAAACTCTGAAGCGTTGACAAAGTTCATTGTCAAATATCCGCTCCAGCCAGGCTCAATAGGCGTGATATTTGCCACCAAACCAAGTCTTGCATAAGTAGATTTGCCTTTGACGATGGCGCCAATGTCATTGGGCATAGAAAACCGTTCAAGGCTGATGCCATTACCAATGCTTCGCGGAGGCAGTTCAAAATAAGTGCCGTTGCCATCGTCCCATAAAGTTGCATCGTAAGTTCTTGCAGCATTGCTTTTAGGGCATAATGCCTGACCTGGAAGCAACACTTGACTGTTTTCAAACACTGCAAATTGTTTTGGGGACAGGCGAATGTCATAACCGCATTGGCTTAGTCCATAGCTCACTGCTTTATAGCCATCGACTTCCCTGCGCTTTTCGCCAACGAAAGGCATGAGAATGTCTAGCTCAGCAAGAGCATTGATTTCTTTGTCGTTGAGAAACATGGTGGTTAAAAATGAAGGGGCTCAAAAATGATCTACTATCCAATTTGTAATGAAATAAGTTAGTGCAAAGCAAATAACGAAAACAAGGAGAAGGTCCATGGTTAAGGGGCAGGAGTGAGGATTAACACTGATGCCACATAGATCACCAAAGCAATGGCAATAACAGTAAAGCTGCCATAAAGCGCAGCTAATGCCATTGCGAGAATTGATGATGCCACTGTGGCCACGTATATGCGAGGGGATACTTTCATGAAGAAAGGGCGCCGAAGCGCCCATGATGGTTGTCAGAACAGATCGTCGCTTCCGCCTCCGCCATTGTCCCACATGGAGACGTAGCCCTTGCTGGCTTCAGTGCCGCCGCCTTTGACTTTGACGGTGCCAGTGAAATGAGGACTCTTATCAGAACGCCGCTCACGAGCGGGCCAGACGGCTGCATCAAGCTGATACATGCCGCGATCGTTTTTGCCTTTCGTCTGAAGCTCTTTGAGAACTTCAACAGGCACGTCAATTGCGAAAGTGAAAGGAGGCTTAGCCATGTCCGTAGTTGGTAGTTGTCCGTAGTGCCCTTATGGGCTTGTCAATGCTACCACCATTCCCTTCCATCGTCTACCCTTTGTCCCATCGTCTCCCCTTTGTCCCATCGTCTACCCTCTGTCTGCCGTCATGGAAAAGACACGGCCGCCTGGGTAGTGGTCAGCAAAGTAGCGTTGTACGGTGTCGCGCATGATCTGCTGCTGCGCCACCAGCTCAAAACCATCAAGATGGACAAGTTGAAGCGAGGGCTTGCTGTCGGCTTCTTCTGGGTCGTAACAAGCAATCACGCACCATGCTTCATCTACACTCGTGCCATACATTTGTTCTGCCGCCATGGAATAGGCACCAAGCTGGCGTTTGTAATCGGCTAGCTGCTTATCTGGCTTTTCTTTGTATGAGGTTTTCCAATCCACTAGAGCAAGTGAACCATTGTTCATCAATGCAACCAT